CCGCAGACGCAGGGGCTATTTGTTTAGACCTAAAATGTTTTCATAAAGCGCGGGGTTCCGACGCCGATTTTCAATTTTGCAATTTACATAATCGCGCTTTAAGCACCTTACAGGATGCTACCTAACTACAGAGTTAGGCTTACGGTTTTTCACCGTTACGTTTTCTACTCTCGGAGCAGCGACACGACCAGACGTGGTCATGTCCTGCAATATTCCTTCGTAGTATCGATGATCGAGACTCTCTCTCTCATCGCTTAATGTTCGCTTCTCGACTTCATCCCAATCGTCAAGTAGCCGGCCGATGTATATTTCCGCCATGTTGTTGATACGGTCTTCTAATTCCAATTGGACAGCAATCGAAACTGGGGGAAAACCGTGTCCGCCCTGTGAAATAGAGGCTCTCAGTGCCTCGTTAACTTTCACATCCCTAGGATACTTATCTGATCGGTATAGATCTTTCCATGTATCCATATAACGACTATCGCCTTTAAAACCGGTAGACGACCTCGTTAACAAACCTATCCTGTTAACAAGTGCAAATGAAATCGGATGTCCGGGCGACAACCAATGTAAACTATTTGCGGCGCATCTTAACAACCAAAGTTGTTTGCTACGCCTCAATCTAACGCCTTTCTTCACCCAAAACACATCAAAAACCTTGGCAATACTGAGGAGCCTGTAAACCCCCCCTTCTACTCGAACAAACCTGTTGCTCAAGAAATCGCAATCCCCTGGTCTTGTGCCACGTAGGTCAGAAGAGAATTTAAATCCCAACTTGCCCATCGTTTCGCAATCAACCATTTCCGCGGGTATCACGCCATCGTCCCCTTCCGCTATCATGCGGAAACGAGGAATGCCTTTGTTTTGTGCGACATAGTAATTGAGTGCTATGTTGACAATACCGTTACCATCCGATGTCCAGAAATCTCCTGAACATCTGGTTTCTAAATGCAATCTACCCCATTTAGTAACCAAAATCCGTGGACCGAACAAATACCTACGCAATAATGGCAAACACCTACTAAATCCGGCCCTCTCCGCAAGCGAGAGAATAACAAAATTCTCGATCTTTCTAATGAAAGGATCTAAGCTTGCTTCGAAAGCTGACATGTCCGTAATCACATGTCTTCGATCTGTATGTGCAACCACAATTTGCGCGACTTCGTCGGGTGTGAAACTCTTGATTTGAAACTGACGCACTGGGCCTTTCTTCCAGGCCCTTAGTAACAAACCCACGTTCGCGAGTTCCACAACAGCACGATCCGACATGACCATAATCATCCTTGGTCTAGGACGAGCAACTTTTTGGCCGTTTTCTATCACAACCTTAACATTACTTTCATCCTTTACGAATCCGCTGCACCTCTCATATCTCTTAACAGAAATAGAATCCATTTCACCTTTCATGAATTTATCATAGTTATCTGCCTTTTCTTTCATCCATCTGGCTGATCTATGTTTTTCATTAAGAATGTGAAACGCTTCTATAGGTTCCAATTCCTGTATACCTGAGAGGTCCACCTCTTTTACCATCTTATGAAAAAATGGCATTGTGACTTTGTAGAAGTCATCTAACAACACTTCGTCCCTAGCGGACTGGTCTTTAATGGCACGTGTGTGAAAAGCCATGAAAATGGAACTTGAATTAGTGGTATGTCGAATGCCAGGGCCTAAAACGCAACCAGCAGGCGCTACAGCCACAGGTTTAGGTACTAACATTCTCTCATGTTTCCACTTGCCCAATACTCTATTAGTGCAAGAGCCTTCTCCCCTCAAAACCCTTCTAGTTTCGTCAGGAACAATAGATTCTCTCGCATCTCGTTCATAGGCGACCAAACCTACAGTACTGGTAGCACACCCCGTCTGGTGCAATTCACTTCCAATAATCCGAGCGGCTTTGGCTGTGTTATACAGTATCTTCTCCAAACCTGAGTTTGTGTTCACTGTTCTCGGTTTTGCAACCGAACTAATAGCCAAAGATGGATCACGGCCTGTGGCCGCAAGCACTTGCATCTCCGAATAAATCAAATTCATTCGAACATTGGAGACAATGATTTGTTTATCGAAACAACATGGAAATGATATTTCAGCTTCT